GAACCGATTTATCTAATGTTAGAAGTGACCAACAAATTAATTTGTTGAACTCAAATACTTCTTGGGTTAAACTTGCTTCCGGAATTTCAGTATCTGAAGATAGACTTAGAGAAATTGATGTGGATCCTTCTTTAAGTGGAATGGGTTTAGCTAAACGATATATTTTATCTGCAGGATTTTCTAGGCTTGAAGGAGAAAGACTCCAACAAAGAGAAGGTTTTTTACCTCAACACCCCGATAGTTCTTATACTTATGGAACATATGGATATTCCCCCATGCCTGGTATAGAAAGTGTAGATGTAAAGGCTTTAAATAGAGGTTCCTTAAAAAAGGCAACCGTTAAAATGAAGGCCAACAACAAACAACAATTTGATATTCTAGATGTGTTATACATGCGTTTAGGATATACTGTTCTTTTAGAATGGGGTAATAGTCTTTACACACCAGATGGTGTTACTAGAGAAATAGTTAGAGGAACTTTAGTAGAAGACCCTAAACGTTTTTTCAGTTCGGGGTATGGAAGTAAAAAATCATATAGAGATATTTTAGGACCTATAGAATTTTATAAAAGAAAATATGCATGCAACTATGATGCTCTTTTAGGTAAAGTATCCAATTTTAGCTGGGCTTTTAATACTGATGGTTCATATGATATAGAAATTACTATCATAAGTCTAGGAGATGTAGTAGAATCCCTTAAACTTAACATTTCATCAGATAAATCTCTTACTCAATTTGTAGTTAATACAACTGCTACTTCATTAGGTACATTCCCTAGCAGTGGAGGTGGTGAAGGGGGTAGTAACTCTGGTGGGGATAAAACAAATGTTAAAAAAGCATTAAAATATCTCATTATTAACAAAAATATAGAATCCCCTAAAGCTATAGGAATTATAGCCGCAATTATGGGTGAATCAGGTCCATATTTAAATCCAAACGCTTTGAATTCTTCATCAAAAGCTTATGGAATAGCTCAATGGTTAGGCAAACGTAAAAATAATCTCCAAAAAGTTGCAGCTTCTTTAGGTCAAAACCAAAGTTCCTTTTTAGCTCAACTTGAATTTTTGTATCGTGAGTTAACTCCTGGTACTGGTTATACTGATACTATAGCAGATGGATATATTAAAAAAAGTGTTAGTAAAGAAGAAACATTAGCGGCTATGACTATTTTTGAAAGATGGGGCTATATAGTAGGTTTATATAAAACGTTAGGTGGCTATGATAAAGTATATGAAAGAGTCCTCCAAGAAATCAAAAGTGGCTCTAGCCCCGATAAATCACTTCAAACTCGTATCAACTACTTAGCAGTAGTAAGAGATGAATGGGAATCAGGAGATTGGAAAAATGCTTCAATTTAAAATAAAGGATAATGGCTGAAGAACAAGAAGGTTTAGTAGATCAAGAAACCCCCGATGTTATAGAAGATAACAAGGATGCCAACGCCATTGCTTCCATGTTATGGGTATGGAAATGGGTTAATAGAGAACGTTTAAAGTATGAAAACTATGACGATAGTCTTTATTTAAAATTACCTGTTGTAGGAGATAAATTTGTAGGAGGTTTCCTTGAAACCTCAGGAGATACTCTTACAAATGTTATTAAAACTTACAGATTTTATTATGTAGTTCCTACATTCGGAAATAAAGAAGTAGCTGACTTTAATCCCGATGAAGCTAGTAAATATGATGACATATATGAATCATATAGTAAAGATGAAGCTAAAGCAAAAAAAGAAGCTAAGTTAAAAGAACTAACCAAAAAACTAGAAGAAAGTAGTTTAAAAGAAGTTGCCGAAAATACCCAAGGTACCGGAAGGCCCCCTAGCACCTTCGAAGTAGAAGTCAGAGTTGATCCAGTAACATCTCAAAAAATTACAACAGAAAGTCCTATTAAGGGATTTGATAAAGAAGATGCATGTTGGATCAATACTGAACCTACCCAATACTATTTAAGATTTGGTGCTTTATTAGATTATATTGCTGATAATATTATTCCAAAAATAGACACTGCTGAATCCAATTATTTTAAAAAACCATCTTTATTTAGAATAGATCGTGACAAATATTCTAATTTCATGTATTCATTACCTAACCAAATTTCTTTAGACCCAAGAGTTTGTATAGTACGTAATGATAAATTCATTAAAACCTCAGGAACAGCCTCAGTTTTTTCCGCTTTAAAGCCATTTAGATCAGATGATTATTCATCTCAACCAAATCCCAATAAAGCATATCCTATGAATATTTATTTGAATTTTGCATTCATTATAGAATGTTTAAATTCAAACACAGATGATCGTGGAGATATCAGCATTTATAATTTTTTAAAAGCTATCTGTGATGGTTTAAATAAAGCTTTAGGAGGGATAAATAATTTAGAACCTATAATGGATGAAGAAGTAAATACTCTCCGCATTATAGACACTACCCCTATCCCTGGAATTTCAACAGGTGAACCTAAATATGTCCTTCAATTATACGGATACGACAAATTAAAAAATGGTTATCGAGGAACATTTGTTAGAAAGGTTGACCTTAAAACAGCAATAACCCCAGAATATGCTACTATGATTACAGTAGGAGCAACTGCAGGAGGGTATGTTAAAGGGACAGATGCAACAGCATTTGCTAAATGGAACGTAGGTTTAATAGATAGATTTAAAGAAAACCTCCTTCCTGGAAATGAAAATTCTGCCCCTGAAAATGGCGTAGATGAAGCTATAATTAATTATACTGATAAATTTTTATCCTCTAGAAAATTCACTCAATGTTACGGATTCTCAGGTAATCTAATGGAAGAGGGTGATAAAAACTTAAAAATATCAACAGACGCTATAGAAAGTAACTTATCTGTAGTCACAGAATACTACAAATATCTTATTTCATCCCAGAAAAACCAACAAGGTGGTACTATTGGTTTCATTCCATTTAAAATTAATTTTTCTATGGATGGAATTTCCGGAATTAAGATATATAACAAATTACATGTTGATACAAGATTTCTACCTAAAGCATATGGGAAAGAATTAGATCTTATAGTAACAGGAGTATCTCATCGTTTATCATCAAACGATTGGGAAACTGATGTTGAAGCAACTGTTATCCCTAAAACAACCCAACTCCAAGATTTAGTTATTACTACTGAAACTATAGTAAATAGCATCGCTGAAGGAACTAGTGCTTCCTCTGGAAAATCTAACCCATCAGGATACGGTGATCAATATGGTGTTTGTGGTACTCCTGAAAAATATGATGTATCTAAAATTACTTCTAATTCTGCAGTAGATGCTACTCAAGCTAAAAAATTACTTAATAAAGTTATTCAAAAAGTAGTACTAGATACTAATGGATCCTCTCGAAGCGTTTGTGCTGCATATGTTAAACGCATTGTTAAAAAATATTTTGAATATTATAACAAACCAACCGTAAAACTTTCTAGTATTGGGTCTTGGAAACAATCCTCAGTTAGTGTAGGTGGGTCACATGCTAAAAACAAAAATACACACGATTGGTTAATAACCTCTTTTGGATATAAACGAATAGTTTTAGGTAAAAATTTACCTACATCTGAAGCTAGAAAACTCATTAATTCTGTAAATTATAATATTGGAGATGTAGTTTCATATTGGGACCATAGTGGAAGTGATAAAGGAAAACAAAAATATGGCCATATTCAAATTTATGAAGGTGGTGGTTCTTGGAGATCTGATTTTAAACACGGTTCATTTGTTTATGGAGATGGAGCAGGTTGTTGGGATGTCGTATATTTACAAGCACCAAATAAAAAGGAACCTAAACTAGAAAACTAATGTATTATCCTAAGTCTCAAATAAAAACCAATTTATACTCCAATGGAGGTGACTATATTCTTTCCACCACTCAGGAAGCATATAAGGGATATTACTACTTAACCTCTACCGGAAAAACATACACTGGAAGAACACCTCAAGATGGTCCTAATGTTTTATTACAAAAAACAGTCAATGTAACTCAACCTACAGAAGCTACTGAAGAAGATCCTATAATCTATGCTTTAGACGCTGGAAAAGAAGGTGATAATCTTCTCTATGAATTTGATACCAATCAATATTTTGACCTTACCAACCAAAGTAATTCAGCTACATTCAAATTTGTACCTACTTTTAATTTAACTTTACCTACTGCTGCAGAACAGCTTAATGGAGAATTTTATAGATATTTCTGCAAGAAAAATAACGAAACAAAATATTTAGAAATTAACAGAGATACATTTTTAAAACTCCAAAACAAAGATTCTAGAATAGAATGGACCCTTTACACCCCCGTTTCTATCTTATGGCAAATTAGAGGAGAACAATCTAATGTATTTAATTCAAATAAAGCATCTGTAAAGGCCATTGAGCAAAATCTTCAATGGTATGGTTTCTCCCAATTCTTTAAAGAAGAATATCTTAAATACTACGCGGGCCAATAAAATATTACTTGGGATCCTAAAAATAAGTTAGTATCTTTATAGCATGTACTGGCTGATAGAAGATCCTAAACATATTGAATTACTCGCAAGTTTAAAACATGACGTTGCTTATGTTGATGTAATACCTACATCGCATAACTTACACGCTGTTGAAAATGATGTGTGTGCTATCTATATTAGACCAAAAAACGATACAAAAGGATATATCATCCCAATAAAACATAGCGAAACAATAAATTCAACAGTAGAGGATTGTTTAAAAGTATTAAACAGTATAAAATGTGTTTATGTAAGGGATAGAAAAGAATTTTTACATTATTTCCCTATAAAGCATTGTACCCAACCCTCACCCTCCCCCAATACGTATATACCTCAATTAACACAAGCTCATACACAGTTATACAACAGGTATCCGGAGATACAAAATCTAAACACAATTGTACCGATCGTAAAACACTATGAGGTATGTGAGCAAAACTTTGCAAACTACGAAAAAACAAGATTTAACTCGTTTTACAATAAGGCGGCATTGGTGTTTAATCAACTAGAACGAGCGGGTATAAAAGTGGATCAATCGTTATTTGAGCAATACTATGGTAGAGAAACAAACGAGTTTATTTACACGCACTATAACCTAAACACATTAACAACAAGACCCTCAAATACTTTTAATAATATAAATTTTTCAGCTTTAGACAAAAACAATGGAGAAAGAGAATGTTTTATACCGCGCAACGATGCGTTTATCGAGATGGATATTTCTGCTTATCACCCTACCCTTCTTGCTAATTTACTTGACTACACTTTTGACAGTAGTGATATTCATGGGAGTTTTGCTACAATGTATAATGTGGATTACGCCAAGGCAAAAGAGATCACATTTAAGCAACTATATGGAGGGGTTTGGAAAGAGTATAGGGAACTACCCTTCTTTAAAAAAGTAGCAGCATATACGGACGATTTGTGGGATTCATTTAATTATGGGGGACATATCAAATGCCCAATTTCAGATTATAAGTTTTACAACAACGAACTGGAAAATATGAACCCACAAAAGTTGTTGAATTACGTGTTACAAAACTTGGAGACCGCAAATAATGTTAATATATTATATGAAATGTTTAAGATATTGCGTGGGAAAAATACTAAACTCGTGCTATATGTTTATGATTCGTTTTTATTTGATTTTGATAAAAGTGAAAAAGATGTAATGCTTCAAATATTAGAAATATTTAATAAATACAATTTACAAGTAAAAACCAAAAAAGGCACAAATTACGCCAATATAAAATAAAAGTTATGTATAGCACTTTGGAACAACCCCGTCATATGTATAATCAATTCGACTACGATTTTACATTTGATACGTTATTAATGAACAATAGACTGTTTTGCACATTTACTTCCTTGGATGACTTAGAGGCGTTAGTTGGAGAACTGTCAAGACGCTATTCCATTATGTACAATAAAATGTTTGTGTTGCATGTTAAAAGCAATAACGAATATGTTATTACATATAATGTTGACCAAGGTAACGTTAATGATATTCCCGACAACACAATTCTAGTTCATAGAAAAAAGGAATCAAACACATTATACACTATAAACGCCCTAAACGAGCTAATTAAAAAACTCAATGGTGGAGTAGTCGATACACATTTTCCAGTAAATTGGCAACACTATAGAAATTGTAT